ACTATTTTTATATCCTGCTTCTATTAATGCTAAAGTATCAAACTCTCCCTCTGTAATTACTAAAGCTTCACTCGGATTTACTTTATCCATATTGAATAAGGTATTTATATTTGTATCTGCTTCAAATAACATTTTAGGCTTTGCATTTTTAGAAGTAAATCTATATTTATTTGCTATATGCTCTCCTAATTCATTTTTATATTCAAAGCATACATTATCTCTATTTTCTTTTATTCCTACATAATCTAGGGTATTTTTAGATATTCCCCTTTTATTACAGTAACTTAATACTTTATTATTATATGAATTATGCTTTGTAGGGCTTTTTCTAGCCCTCCTTTCGCTTTGCTTAATATTTATATCAATATTTAAATTAAAATCTTTTATAATACTTTTTGAAGCTTCTAAAAAAGATAAATTATAAAATTCTTGATAGTGTTCAAATATATCTACACTTGCCCCACAACTAAAGCATTTAAATTTATTACTCTTAGGGTCAAAACTCATACTTGGATTAGTTTCACTATGTTTAAAACATAAACATTTGTTTTGATTATTTAATTTTAAACTTCTGTCTAAGGCTATTTTATTTTTTATAGCTTCACTATTTAAATTAAACTTTATATCCTCAATAACTTTTTTAAGTTCCATTTTATAGCCCCTTTCTTATATTAAAAATTATTTACAAATTTTATTTTCTCTGTATTCGAGCCTTTACTTTGGCATATACTACTATTGAAATTATTTTTATTTTGAGTACCTATGCTAGTAGGTGCTTTTTTATTTTTTGGCTCATATACTGATAACCAACAATTATTAATGCTATTTTCTAGCACTTCTATTTTTTCATCATCATTATTTGTTATAGTATCTAGCTTTTTAAGTAATGTTTTTAATGCCCTATCGGTAACAGGCTTTTTAATTGTTTTTCTCATACTAATAAAATCTTTTATAACTTCAATTAAATTAATATTATCAGTATAAGCTTCAATAATTAAATTATAATTATTTTTATTGTTATTCTTTTTCTCTTTGTAGTGTTGTTGCTTAGTTGTTAGATTATTGTTAGGTAAATCTTCAACACCTTGCAAACTCTCATTTTTATTTGTTGAATTGTTGTTGAATAGTTGTTGCTTAATTGTTATTAACAAAGTGCTTTCTTTACCCTTACTTCCACTTGTTAAAAATTTTATATACCCTTGCTTTTCAAATTTTTTCAATATAGTTCTAACCTTTTGAGTTGTTAAATTTAATCTTTTATCTGCCCCTATTACTAATTGATTTATAGTATAGCCTGTTACACCTGTTTCATAGTTTGAATACCTGTATAATAATCTCCAAATTTCTAATTCGTCTATACTCATTGTATCAAGTGCAATAAAATATTTTTCCTTCATTTATGATATATCCCCCTAGTTGTTGTTTAATTTCCTGTCTATCTCTTTGCTTAAATCCTCATAAATATCTGAAATATTAACTCCAAGTACCTTTTGTAATATAAGAAGTTCTTTTGTATTAAATCCCCTTTTGCCTACTTCTTTATTACTGTATGCCTGTTGAGTAATACCTAAAATCTCTGCCATATCCTGTTGAGTATAACCCTTACTTTCTCTATACTCTTTTAGCTTCACTTTACCACCTCCACCACATTTTGTTTTACTTATTTTATTATATTTCAAAGTGTTGTAAAAAATACATATTTTTCTATCGCTTTTTTGCGACAAAAAAGGACTAAATACTGCTTAGTCCTTTAATCATATTTATACATTTAATTTCCTTAAAATCATCACTTATAATTATATTTTTATTTATATCTAAAATATCGTACTTTATAGCTTCATAAATTTTACTTGGAATAATTACTGTATTAGGCTCTACTTGAAATATTATTTTATAAGCCCATATTTTATTATTAATTACCTCTATATAATACTTACTATTATTCATACGTTACTCCCCTCTTAAAATGCCTTTAAATGCTCTCTAGCCCCATAATATAATATATCGTGTATAAGTCTTGCACTATCTTTTTTATCACAGTACCATATACTAACATTATACCTAGAAGCTAAAGAGTGTAACATAGCATAAAATGAAGCAGGTGCAACCTTAGAAGCTTTGTCATATCTAAAGTGCCTACTACTTAAAATCTTTGAGTGCATATCTGTTATTTCTATTACTAAATGTAATTTTATTCCCTGCTCATAGGCTCTTTTTAGTTCCCTTTCAAACCTTGTTAAACCTTCTTCGTTTTTGCTCTTACTGTCAAATAAATTTGAGCATAACTCGTTTAAATCTTGCTTTCTTTCAACTACTAGACTGTTTTTAAAATTAATAACTTCTTTGTTTGGCAGTTGTACTGCAATAGTATAATCTCCTACTTTTAATCCTTTTTCTTGCACATAATATTGTATAGGCTCTGTATAAGTTGATTTTTTGCCCCTGTATATATCGTGGTGTGAGGGCTTGTTCTCAAAACCTTTATTAAATACCTTTAATATATGTTTATTTACTTTCTCTCTGCTATCAACTACTATTTTATATTTACATTTTTTTATGTCCATAAAATCCCCCTAAAATATAAAAAAGCTAGAGTTTTCCCTAGCTTATATTTTTTCTATTTCTTCACATATAGAATTATATTTATCTTTTGTTATATCTTTGCTTGATTTAAAACCATATTTATCAACTATTCCTTTAACCTTATCTGTATCTTTACCTTTAGCTAATACAAATAATCTTTTTACTTGTGCTTCTGATATTACTTCATTATTATTTAAAGCTTTACTTGTGTCTTTATTATGTGTGTTTGTTGTATCACTATCTTTTGTATCATCAATGGCGAATAAACCATTTAAAGCATATTTTCTAGCATATGAAGAAGTTGAGCCTGTTAGTTGTGAACTATCCATACCTTTTTTATTTTCTTCTTCTCTAGCCATAGCCGAAGCTTCTATTACCTCTCCACTTTCGGCACATATAAATTTTACAGTAGCTTTTATATAGTATCTTTCGCCAACTAATACTACATCATCACTAATATTTATTATTGCTTTAACTTCATTTAATAAAGGTTTTAAAGCTTCTAGTATATCCTCGCAATTTCTATAAGCATAATTACCAAACTTATTAAATTGACTTTTAGGTGCTTTTAATTTGCTTTGTACTTCCACTAATTTCATATATACATTTTTTTCTATTACACTTGCTAAACTCATTTCCAATACCTCCTAATATTATCTTTTATCCATTTTTCCTTTTGCTTGATAGTCATTAATCTCCATAGTCTTAAATACATTTTACATTCCCTTGTAATACTCTATATCCTCTATTAAGCTTTCTGCTCTGCTTTGTAATATCTCTAGAAATTTATCTTTGTTCCTGTACTTGTTATAAATGCTTTTATGTTTTTTATCTGCTTCTTCTCCCTCAAATTCTAGCCATACATTTTTAACATTTTTAAAATATTCCTGTTGTAATTTTACTCTCTCATTTTTTATAAAGTCTAATTCCTGCATATTCCACCTCTTTTTTAAGTAAGGGCTATATAGAATAGCCCATATTTTCAATTTTATTTTCTAATTCCCTTATTATATTTTTATTAAACTCTCTATCCTGCTCAAACCATTCTAAATTGCTATATAATTCTTTAATCTCTTGACATTCTCCACAGTTGCAAACTTGATAATCTAATTTGCACATATTTTAAACCCCTTTAAATAATTTATTTTATACTTTAATTATAATACTATTGTTGCATAATTGCAACTACTTTATACATTTTTATAAATCATTTTTTAAATCTCTTTCGCTCATTATCTCACATTCTTCAAAGTCCTCAAAGTTAAAAGGTTTTTCCTCTACATCTTAAATACTTTCCATTTCTTTAATCCAAGCTTCACTATCAAAGTAATTCATATTAGTACCCCTTTACTAATTTATTTAATTCTTCTTCTAGTGCCTGTATCTGTGTTGTTAGGTCTACCCCTAGAAGTTTTTCTAAGGATAGACATTTATTAATACTTTCTTCTAGCTTCTGTATTTCATTAAGCATTGTAACTAGCTTCTTCCTCTATCATAGATAATACTTTTTTAAGTTCTTCTATTTTAGCTTGGTACTCTGCTTTAAATTTATTTTCATTGCCTAAACCTATTACCATTTCCTCATAAGCTTCAATTCTTGCTTCTATTCTCTCTTTTAACATTTTAATCCCCCTTATTTATTTAATATTTTCCTCTAATCTATTTTGCATATCTCTTAAAAGTTCATCTTTAGCTTTATAGTTGTTATAAATTAATTCGTGACTTTTTTCTGCCCCTTTACCCTTATGTTCAAGCCATACCTTTCTGCTTTCCTCGAAATATTCCCTTTGTAGCTTTGCTCTTTCTTCCTTTAAAAAATTAATCATATTTATATCCATTTTCCTTACCACCTTTTATTTAATTTATACTTTAATTATAGTATTATTGTTGCCTGTTTGCAACAATTTATACATACATATTTATATATTTTTAAAAATAAAAAGCTAGATTTTTTTCTAGCTTTATATTATCCATTTAAATTGCTCTACATCTTCATTCCCAAGCTTTGATTTTTCTTTTTCTGTATCAATATCTTTTGTTGTATACTTTATATTCATATATTCTAAAACCTCTTTAAAACCTAGATTATTTATCATATGGTTATGAAGTTTTGGGTGTGTTTTTTCAAGTCTTAACACTCTATTTTCTTTATTTGTTTTCCATAAACCACAACCAAATAAACACATACAACACCCTGTTCTTTGTTCTCCTGTTGTATAATACTTACCATCTTTGTCTATTTTTACTTCTCCATATATAGAAGCTATCTCAATATTATATTTATATATATACTCTAATATATCTTGGCTTCTCCAAAATCCTAGAGGATTACTTTTACCACCTTTAAAATTATTGCAACCTGTTTGTAAATATGCACTTTCTCTCATTTTACTCTCTTCTGCTTGTGTTCCTATGATGGCTTTTTTCCCTGTAAGCTTTTCATAATCTGCCATAGGGTATTTTTTTAAATAGTCACAACATTTATTACTTATTTTAAAAGGTGCATTTATTAAATATCTATGTTTATAAGCTATTTTAAAACTATTATTTTTTATGTTTGTTATATTCCCTTCTTTATCAAGTGCATAATCACTTAAATACAACTTCCTGCTCTTTGCATTTTTCTCTGTTGGATTTTGGCAGTCTTTTATCATTCTGCTAGTTTTTTTACTAATTACAGGATAACCTTCTTCTTTTATTACCTTAGCGAAGCTTTTTCTAGGTTTTACCCATTTTATATTTTCTTGCTTTCTCACAAATTGAACTATTTCGGGAAACTCATTCCCTGTATTAGCAAACACCCCTTCTATATTAGGGTACATTTCCCTCACTATATGAAGAAGAACTGTACTATCTTTTCCCCCACTAAATGCTACATACACCCCTTCTGCTCCATATTCATTTATCCATTCCTGTATTCTTAATTTAGTTTTCATTATTTTAAGGTCTAGTGGATAGTTTTGCATAGTTCTTAATTCATTTATATTCATTCTTATAAGCCCCCCTTATGCAAAATACTTATAATTTTAATATGTTAATTATATTATATTATTGTTATTGCATATTTGCAACACTTTTTTTAAAAAAATAGGGAATTTTTTATTTTCCCTTTTGCTTGATTAGTTTAATAAATCATTTACATCTATTCCCATTAAGCTGCAAGCTTTTAATATCTTTTCTATTGTAGGAGTATGCTCTCCACCTATCCAACGATACCAAGTGCTTCTGTTTATGTCTAGCTTTCTACATACTTCGCTTACTGTTAAACCTTGCTCTTTTCTTGCTTCTTCTAATCTATTACAATTCATTTTTTATTTTCTCCTTTTGTTTAATTATATTTTAATTATAATACTATTGTAGCACTTCTGCAACAAAATTAATCAATACAAATAAAAAATAAATTAAAAAAGCTATCTGAATAAATCCCCATTTTACTTTTACAGGCTCTTTAACTGACTTATACACCTTATAAATTCTCCATTCGTTAGTATCTAGGTCTAGTGTTGGTAAATCTCTGCTCTTTTGTAAGGTATTATACTTTGGATTATACTTTGTTATATAGTATGTTTCCATAACTAGAGCATCACTTTCAGTTTTATACTTTTGATACTCTATTCTAGCTATACTTTTATAACATTTTTTATCAAGATGTCCTTTTGTAAAGTGTTGCATAATCCTTTTATCTAAAGTTTGAGCAGTTTTACCTACATAAATTATATTGTTATTAATATCTTTAAAACGGTATACGTAAGCCAATTAAACCACCTCCTAGTGTATTTATTCTCTAGCTACTTCAAAAGGCTTTAAAGTAGCTTCTATTTCTTCCTCTGATATATAAAAAGTTTGCACTTCGCTTACACCTTCACTATTTTTTATTTTGCATCTACCTTTTACTGTTATATCTTGAAGGTTATACCCTTTACCAATTAAAGTATCGCTATCAGTTTGGTCAAAGGTATGGAAGCCAACTATTTGACTACAATTCATTTTGCATCTACCTATTGTATCTTTTGTTAGGTCTTGCGAAGCTAATACAAAGTATATTCCATAACTAGCACATTTACTCATTATGTTATGAAGCTTATTCTTACACTCTGTATCAATAGCCACCTGTATAAGTTCATCAACTATAAATACAATATAAGTCATTTTAGTATCATTCTTTTTGTTGTAGCTTATAGCATTTCTACAATTAGTTTTGTCTAATATATTAGCCCTTCTTTCCATTTCTTTCTCTAGGGCTTCTATTTGCTCTAAGAAGCTTTTTTTATTTGTGCTTACACCTGCACTTTCAAAATGTTTATATTTTCTAAAGTAATATACATCTGATTTTTTAAAATCACTTCCTGCTAATTGTACTTCATTAGGTGTATAAGTTTTAATTATATTTGTTATAAATACATTTAAAAAATTACTTTTTCCCCACCTACTAGCACCACCAACAACAATATGACCGTCTAATACATCTATTATAGATAAATCATTTTCAGTAGTATAACCAATACAGGCTTTTATTCCTTCTTTATCTCCTTCTACAAAGGTATATTTTATTACATTATCTTTTTTATCAGTATTAACTTTTTCTATTGGAAAATATTCGTATTTTAAAATATTTTCAGTTTTAATAATTTCTTCCTTTTCTTCTGTTGCAATAGCTTTAGCCCCATAATATCCTAAACCTACTAAGCTAAAGCACATAATAGCTTTAATTCCTGTATATATAATACCTATCATAACAAGCCCCCAAAAGTCAGATTTTATTAAAAACTTAATTTTCTTGGTATAATAATATTACATTATTAATTTTTTTCATTATTATTTAAATACCCATTTAATAATAACTATTATATAAGTATTATATGAAATAGTATTTCATCAAACAAAAAGTAGAATATATTCTTCTGTATTAAATTTAGTACAAAATAAAAAGGTGGGCTTGGTAACCCCACTTTTTTTATGCCTAAAACAAAGATAAATACATATAAGCCATTACAGAGTAATATGTTCCATATATTAATATTGTAGCCATAACTAAAAACTTCCCCTTCTTTTAGTTACTTCAAAGCCACCTGTTGCTTCTACTAACTCAAAGCCATAGTCATTTATTAACATATCTTTTAAAATATAATAGTCATTCTCTGCCTCATTATTAGCTTCTAAGCACATTCTTTTAAAATCTCTATAACTTATATTATTCTTGTGAGTAAGTATGCTTAAAACCTCGTTTTTACTTTCCAAAGTATATATTTTCATAATTAATCCCCCTTAAAATTATTTATATTTTATTATATGTATAAACTATGCAATAAGTGATTAATTTATGCTACAAAAATATATACTTAATCTCAAAATAATGGTATAATATATTTAGATTTCTTTTTTTAAATTCTCGATTTTTGAATTAAGCTTCTAGTTTTGTACTGCTAGAAGCTTTTTAATTTTGGAATAATTTACCTAAACATATTTAAACCATATTATGTTAATATATTAAATATAAAACTTATTTGCAAGTAGTTTTATATTCTTTTTTATAAGTCTATTGACTAAAAGCTTTTAGTGTATTTGCTAGAAGCTTTTTTATTTTTGGAAAATATTACCTAAGCACATCTAAGCTATATTGTGATATAATATTAGCATAGAAAAATTATTTTATTTTTCTGAATACCTATTGTTAAAAGGCTTCTAGTTTTCTTCGCTAGAGGTCTTTTATTTTGGAAAATATTACCTGCATACATATTTATATATTTATAGTATAATTAAATAGATAAAATCAATATTGTTATTATCTTTAGGGCTTTTAATAAGTTACTAAGGGCATAAAATTAAATCTTTTATTTCAAAGGGCTTCTAGCTTAATAACTAGAAGTCCTTTTGCTTTTATATATCTTCTATGTCGTGGAATTTTTCGTGGCACTTCTTACATAAAACTATTAAATCACTCATTTCTTCAAAGCATAAGTTGTCATAGTTATTATGATGAACGTGTAATTCTGTATTGCTCTTGCCACATAGTTGACATTTATATTTCGCTTCTTTTAGTTTTTCCTCTCTTTTATTCTTCCAACTCTGTGTTAATAAATATTTCTTATATTCCTTAAACTTACTTACAAAAAGAAATCCGTCTACAATTTCTTTAGTTTCATTATTTATTTTTAATATTGATATTCTGTAATAAAATTCATTATTTTCAAATCTAACCCCATAATTAAAATCTAAACAATACTTTCCGAAATCTTTAACATCAAAATTCATACTTATAAACATTTTGCCTTTTTTAAAATCTTGCAAAATTAATTCATTATTATAACTTGGAGCAAGTTCTATAAATTCATTGGTACTATTTTTTCTAAAAGCAAATACTAAACTGTCAGATTTATTGTTAAAAGTTTTAAATTCTATCCCATTTTTCACACAGTCATCAATGTTTTTATTAATATTGTCAACACCTTTAATTATTTCGCTTAATAATTCTATATCCATTTAATTTCCCTCCTTGCAAATTTTGTTTATCATCATATTTACAAAGAAGTCTTTTCGCATACTGTCAAAACTTTCAAAGTCTTCGTATTCAATTAAACATCTAGCATAGGCAATATCCCTTATATCCTCAACTTGCTCTGTTTTTTCGTTATCCAATTCTTTGTCTATATTTTTTTCCTTAAATTGTTGAATATTATCATCATTTTTTGGTATACTGTTATTAGTTGAATTATTAGATTTTTTATTATCCTTTACTTCGCCATAAGTAAGGGATTTTTTATTTTCTGTGATTATTTCTGCCTCTTCAATTTCTTTGCCTTCTTCAAATTCTCTTTTCCAAATCTCAATACTTCTTGTGTCGGTAGCTATTAAGTATACATTCCTATAATGCAAATTGCCTTTTTTAGTTTTAACTATTTTTATATATCCTCTAGCCTGTATTTGTTTTATATATTTAGTCAATGTATCAACTTTCTTTATACCTAAGTCATAACACATTTTTTCTTTAGTTGGGTAAGTTTGCTTATCATTTCCTGCACAACTAACCAAATAAGCATATACACCTTTAGCCTGTATTGACATTTCCCTATCTTTCATAGGCAATTGAGACACTATCCCATACCCATAACTTTGTAGTGAAGTGCTTTCAAATAAGATTTCATCACACTCAACTAAATTAAAATCAATTATTTTAGCCATTTAACTATTCCCCCTTCATATCTTTTTTTATTAATTCAATTACATAATCTTGGAAGCTTTTATTGTTATCATTTATAAGCTTTATTTTTATCTCCTTAAATTGCTTCTCAGTTAATCTAACAGTCATACTTCTTCTTTTTTCATTCATTTTTATCACCTCTAATAATATTATATTATAATTATAAAGTTTTTATACTCTTGACGTCAATACTTTTTTACTTTTTTTATATTAAATAAATAAATAATAAATAAAAATAAACTAATAGTAAAAACTGTTAATAGTAAAGACTGTTAATAGTTATACCCCCTTTCTTAGTACACCCACATTTTAGACCCTCTAAAAAAAGGGGTATCGAAAATACATACTTTTCACCTATAAAACATTGAAATTTAAACATTCACTTCGACCACCTAAAAAAAGGGGTATCGAAAACAAAACACATAAAAATATCGACCACCTAAAAAAAGGGGTATCGAAAATAATTATAGATAATGTAAATAGTTTATAATGTTAAAATTTTACAAGCACCTAGTAGAAATAAGCACCCTCTAAAAATTAACTGTTAATATGTGAATAAAAAACTTAATAACTTTTTTAAAATTGTTGCATATTTGCTATAAAATAATATATAATACATAGAGTTAAATTAAAATCAAAGCTTTAAGGGAAGTTGAGTAGTAAGAAATGAAGAATTGTATATATAGATTTTTAAACAAGAACAAGGAAGTTATCTATGTAGGTAAAGCCAAAGATTTAAATAAAAGATTAAGCACACATAAACACCTTGACATTGAATGTTATAAAAGCATTGAGCACATTCAATATACCACAGTAAAAGATGTTGAGATGATTGATTTTATAGAGTGTTATTATATTCAAAAATACAAACCTAAATACAATTCGACTTTTAATAAAGGCAGTAAAGTATTTAGTATCAATGAATTAGATAAAAAACAATGGAGATACCACAGAGAATATAAAAAATATATTTGCATATCTAACTTAGAGAATATTAAAGAAGAAGAACGTTTAAATAAGGAAATGTGGTTTAAAAAAGCCAATGAAGCAAGTAAGAATTTTCATATAGGGTGAATTCCAACAAAATAAAACTTTTAAAGCAAGAAAATATAATACACAAATTAGCCCCTAGATTAGCTTCTAAGGGCTTTTATATTTGCTTTAATATAAATACTTATATATATTAATAAAATAGCTTTAAAGTAGTGAGATTTTATTATTTTTAATAATACTATGATATAATTAAAAGGTACTATATAAAATTATATATACTCATTATTTATTAATTTATTATTTGTTAGATAGTTGTCTGTTTTATCAAAGATAGCTTTATGCTTTTAGCTATCATTTAATTTATAGCAGGAATTGTTGTTTCCTCTAACCTCTTTTTTATTTTTTTAATATATTAACAATAGTATAATCAAATAAGCATTTAGAAATATTTCTAGGTGCTTATTTTTTTTGCATAAAAAAAAGAACAGTAAAAATCCCTTAATACTGCTCTTTAACAGGTTAAGCCCCTGTACTTTGTAGTATGGCGAAATACAAAGTATACTGTTGAATTTTAATTCTACAACTTGAATTAGAATAATTTCTAAAACAAACCTTAAATATGGGAAAGACTTATTTAAAGTTAAAAAGATTTTGTTGATAATATACAATTATATAAATAAATTTTACACAAGTTTTTTGTAATTATATTTTATCATAGATATTATTTTTTATAAATATCTATAAAACCTCCTTTTATCCCCTTGTCATTAAGAAGCTTTATTTGTTGCTCTGCATTTTCTCTTTTTGAAAAAGATCCTGCTATTACTCTATAAAATATTTCTTCCTCTTTTATTTCCCCTCTGTTTATAGCTTCTGCAATTAGCTTTCCTACTTTGTTTTTATTAGCTAAATATTTGTCTGTGTCTGCCTTACTATCTACAAAGCATACCTCTATTAAGCAGGAAATAGATTTAGTGCTATTTAACCAAAATAAATCAGTTCTTTTTTTAACCCCTCTGTTTTTAAATACTGTACTTAATTTAGCATTTATTTTTTCTGCCCATACCTTGCCACTATCTGATAAGTATAAAACCTCTGTACCCATTTCACTATTAGTAGTTTTATGAGCATTAAAATGTATTTGAACTACTAAATCATAATCTTTACTATTAGCTTTTGCAACTTGCTTTTGTAAGTAGTCATTAGCTTCGTTTATCTCATAATAATCTACGTTATGCCCTGCAAGTTTTAAATATTTAACCACTATATTTGAAAGACTTCTATTTTCTTCACTTTCATTTATGTAACCTGTTGCACCACTTCCAACCCCTTGTAAAGTGTGTCCACTACAAATTAGTATTTTGATAATAATCACAACCTTTCTTTATTTTATGTATGCCCCTATTAAAAAAATCATATAATATAATATACAACTAATTAAAAGGAGTTAATTTTATGTGCATTTGGAAAACTGTTAAAGAATTCCCTAATTATGAAGTTTCAAATTTAGGAGAAATAAGAAATAAAACAACAAAGAAACATTTAAAACAACAAACAAAAGAAAAAGGATACAAGGGAGTAATCCTTCATAAAAACAACAAAAAATACAATCTAAGAGTTCATAGAGTGGTAGCAACTGAATTTATAGATAACCCTTTAAACAAACCTTATGTCAATCATTTAAATGGAGATAAAGCCGACAATCGTTCTGAAAACTTAGAATGGGTAACCCCTTCAGAAAATAATATACACGCAATAAACACAGGGCTAGTAGATACAACTAGATTTAATAGTCCTATGATACTAGTAGACGTACTAACCTTAGAAAAACAATATTTCAACTCAATAAAAGAATGTGAAGAAAAAATAAATGTAAAAGGTATAAGTTTAAGGATAATAGAAAAACATATTATAAAATCTAAATATATACCCTTTTATGAAAGTGAGTTTACTGACGATTATCTATTTAAAATTTTAAAAAAATCAAAAGCTATTCAATTGTTTGATATTAATAATAATTTAATTAAAGAATTTTACAATGATACTGAAGCTTCGCTTTATTTAAATATTAAACCCAAGTATGTAAGCCTTATAATATGCAATAACAAAATCTTACATAAAAAATACATATTGAAAAGGAAGTGGAGTTAATTCCACTTCTTTTTTAAAGCACATATTAATATTTTCATTTACTCCCCTACTTTCTCTAATAATTGATCTAGCTTCGTTGATATTTCTTTAGCTAACAATTCATTAGAAGCTAATAATTTACTGTTTACTTCCCTTGAATATTGAAGCTCATTAAGTAATAATTCTTTATCTTCTTTGTTATCTTCCCTTATTTGTTCATTCTGATATTTAACATAGTAAGCTAAAGCTAAACAACAAGCAACAGGAAAGCCTAAACTAGTTATCATTTGTTCCATATTTTATCCCCCTAATATAAATAAAAAGCTAGAGAAAATTAATCCTCTAGCCCTTAAAATTATTTTAAAAATAAAAAACATTTCAATAATTAGAAATGTATAAATTATAATATTTAACCTTATTAAATTCTCTATTAGTTTGTTCACTAAACCTCAACTACCTCTATTGTGATTTTTTCCCCTATCTTGCTTATTACATCTATTGTTCCTTTTACTCTTTGCTCAAGGGTAACATTGTGAAGCCCATAATTATTACCATTATTACCTCCACCACTACTGCCATTTCTAGCTATGTGGTCTAAACATTCCTCTATTCTACTTTGTGGTTTTGGAAGGCTTGATATATCTCCTGTTGCTATACCTTTTAAAAAGTGTTCAACTCTACTTTGTGGTTTTGGCAGGTTAGATATATTACCTGTTTTTATAGCTTCTAAAAATAATTCTATTCTCGTTTTATTTATCAAAATATCAACCCCTATATAAAGTCAGTTATTTTAGGTGGAGTATATATAAAATCATATTGCACTTTCATAGTATTAGTATTTGTTTTAGTTATAGGAGAAGGTAGTTTAGTTTTTGCATAGCTTAAATAATGATTATCACTACAAACTATATGTATTGGAGAACTTATATCGCTATGAATATAATAACCTTTAATATATCTAGGGTTTGTTGCTATTGAAAATTGTTCTTCGGAATATTTTTTTGATGATAAAGAAGTTGCTTCAAAATTAGAATTTATATTAAACTCATAAGTTTTTAAGTCTTCTTTAAGCCTAGCTTTAAGAGTAAAGCTATTATCATTATTTTTATATAAATCAACTATACCACTTCCAATGTTAGTCATATCTTTTCCAGGGTGATTATCTTCAACCCAAGTAGTATATGTTCCAACTCCAACTTGATTTCCTTCTCGGTCAAGTTTTAATAAATTTAAGCCCATAGGTGTTACAAACTTCTTCTCGAATGCACACACATATATATAATCATCATCAACATATACTGCATAGCTGTTAGTATATGCTATATCATAAACAGTTGCCGTTTTGCCTCCTGTAAAGTTAAATGACTTGCCTTTGCCATTTATAACTAGACTTTTTGATATTTTTCCGTCTAATTGATAAAAATTAACAATCAAATCATAAGTAGACTTATTAATACCTGCTATTATAAATTCATTTTCCCTATAAATTATTTTATAGGCATCAATATTTGCCATATCAAATTGTTGACTTAATTTAACAAGGTTAATATCGCCATTTTCCATATCAACAATCATTATACCTTTTCCTGTGTCAACAAGGTATACACATTTTGTTCTATCAAAATTATAATGTCTATTTTCTGTGCTTCGCACTAAACTTTCAAAATCGCTAGTATGGTTAATTTTATAAATAACACTTGATGATGTATAAGGCGACCAACAAACAGAGTTTATAGTTCCATTTGCCGAGTGAGTTGGGAAATCATATACCTTATGATATACTATGTTACCATTTTCATCAGTATAAACTGAACTTTCGGCAGAGTTATAAGTTCCTTGAATTGTACTGCTTCCAGAATAGTTTTGTGTTCTACCTGCAAACCCTATTAAATTACTCTTTAATACTGTATTTTTCTTAGGGTCTTCTTCTTCTGTGTCGCTTGTAAGAAGGATATTCGCAGTCATATCCGAAGGGAAGATAATTGAAGAGGCACCCTCTAAAAGTTTTTGCTTATATGTGGCCTCATAAGCATATGCTTTAATAACATCTGATATACAGTTTTCTGTAACAATTTCTCTTTGTATATTGTTATTTTCATCAAATAATTGGATAGTTGCAATTCCTTTTGTACTTGTCTCGCCTTTATATTTTATACTTTTATTTATTTCGCCTGTTATAAAGTTTTTGTCAATACTTACACTTGCTCTCATAAGTCCTCCTTTTAATCTAAAATTATTTTTACATTTTCTGAAATATTTATAATATCTTCTGTATTTAAATTTGAATATTTTATCTTTTTAGTGTTTACCGAAGAAATAGGAATATCTGTACCTATTTTAATAGAGTGATTAATTTTATTTAGGTATAAATCTAAATAGTTTATATATTCAATTGCTTCAATATGTGGTGCTTCTGAACTCATACCACCACCAAGTCCAACACCTTCTGCAAATATTTGAGCATTAAATTTAGGCATAAAAAAAGTGCCTTCATTAGTTTTAACTTTGACACTTAAATAATAAGCTTCCCCACCTTGCAAGGCAGGTATAGCTAAAGGTATTCCTATAACGTTATTACCTATATTCAGCTTATGTTTTGGAGTAAACTCTATTGGGTTATTATTAAGCAGTATTTGTATATCTAAAGTATTTTCAGTTTCAGTAGTACCGTTTAAAGCTATATATAATTTTAAATGTGTATTAGAATTTACTGATATACCTTCATAAAATAGTTGCTCATAATCAATGCTATTTATAGTTAAATCGTTATTGTTTCTATAATAATATAAAGCAGGTCTTAAACTTTCTATACTATCATAAACCTCGCTAAAGTCTAAGCTTTCAAAATACTCTCTAATTTCTCCCAACTCAACTTTAGTATTAGCACCGTTTAAAAGGTCTTTTTCTATATAGATACATTTAAATTTATAATATCTATTATATAAATCGTGGTAAACATCTACAACATCTCCTACTTTTGCCTGTTTTAAACCTTCTATTTTCTCATACTTTTCAAGTGTTGTTATATCTAAAAAGTCAACTTTGATATTTTCAAAAGGGAAAGCTAGTTTTTCAACGTATCTTTTAGCTAATATTCTAAGTGTTGTTTCATCTTCTGCTTCTTCAAATTTAACAAGCTTTGTTTTTTCTCTTGGTGGAGAATTTACTGCACCCACTTTTATATTAGGTACTGATATATATTTTTCTTTTAAAGTTATGCCATTTTTACCTTTTGGGTATATCCTAGTACATATCCTGTCTATATCAGTTTCTTTATTTAAAGATAGCATATTCTTTTTATATCTAATTTCTATACCACTTGAATACTCAACATCATTTCTTATAGTGATATTAAAATTATCTCTTATTAATTCCCCTTTTTGCCACCTGTTTATAATTTCAAACATAGAAGTCAAAGGGCTTTGCTCTACCATATATAAAGTATTTATATCCTCTATATCACTATCAACGGTAAATATTTTATCTAAGTTATCACAGTTTAAAGCTATTTGCATAGCCTGTTTAACGGTCTTTTTCTCTGCTCTATTATCTATCATAAAACCGTCATCTAAATCATAAAAAATATGCCTAGCATTTACAGTAATAGTATGATTAATCATATCCTCATTAGTTTTATATATTCTAAAAAGTTGATTATCTGCTTTAATTATATTCCACTTGTCTAAATACTTTACTTTAGTATCATCAAGAGGATACTCTAATTCTAGTTCATATTCTCCGTTAAGTTTTTCTTTTATAATACATTTACTAGCTTTATTTAAAGAAGCTATACCATTTCTGCTAAGAAGTATATCCTTGCTTGTATTTTTATCATATACCTGTGCTATAAACATTTTAATACCTCCATTTAGGAGTTATTTCCACTTTAGTAGCCCCACTTATTTCAATGATATTTTTACCTTCTTTAAGCCATAAATCAGTATAATTTCCATTAACATTTGTATTCATAGATACATTATTCTTGTAACACTCCATTAACTCTGTATCTATTTCAACATAATCATTAATGCTATAAATATTAAATTCTTTATTATTAACTTTTAAAGTTGCATTACTGCCATATACTTTGTAAATAGGCTTTGATATTGTTATACCTTTGTTTTCTATTTCAGTATTTGAAGTTATAGTTATAACTTCTTCCTCTAAACTATAAACAAAAGGCTCACATTCAAACTGAATAACAAACCTGCCAAATAAATTAATTACTTTATTTATTGGAATAGCATTTATAATTCTAGCATTATAATAGAAATTAGGGTCATTACCTATTATTAACTTTCCTTCTGATTTACTGTTTAACCACTTTGATATTTCCCTTATCTTTTGTGGGCTTCTATCTTTTAAATAACATTCAATAGATAAAGTTATAGGCTCATAAGTTCCTGCCCTATATTCTGCTTTGTCATTACCTGCTATATTTACTTTCTCAAAGGATTTTACAGGTATAAAAAGGCTAGGATATTTTTCTACTACTATGCCAAAATTATTACAATTTTTATCTAAGAAATTAAACCAACTCATTTTTATACCCCTCCTCTTGCTAATTTGCTTTGATACTTATAATATTCTAGTTCTTCGTATAGAGTTTTAATATCAATATTTCTATTATTATTAAAGTTTTCTATATTTAAATGTATACCACTATCTGAATTGTTATTTTGCATTACATTTAGTAATTGAGTTAATAGGTTATTTTGCTCTTTTAATTCGTTTTTAATATCACTATTAGAATTATTACTTGAAACGGACCTAGCTATGTTATTATCACTTGAAGCTCTATATCTATTAGAATAATAATCTAGCTTGTTTAAATTGCTAGATAAATCTTTTAAGCTATCAGTAATTGAGCCACTTCTTAACATTGAAGAACTTTGCACCTGTAAATCATTAAAAGAACTTGCTACTTGTGGTGTATTAAGCTTTGTATCTATTGAAATACTTTTACCTTTACCACCTAGCCACCCTGTAACTTTACTTATTCCACTAGAAATACCACCTAAAATACTATCAATAGTTTTCTTAGCATTTCTAAAAGGTGCTACAAGTATATCTCCTATCTTACTAAATACTCTACTGCAAGTATCTTTTATGTTATTGAATTGAGTTTTTAAATCATTGTATAGTGCTTTTACATTATCTACACCTGTTTTTACAAAGTTGCTTATAGCCTGTGTTATTGCTTTAGAAATTTCATTCCATTTAGTAACACAAGTATTTTTTATATTATTCCAACCATTTAAAAGGTCGCTAGATAACTTTTTAATATTATCTTTACCTATTTGAATAAATTGGCTCATAGCCTTAGATACATTTTCTTTTATGCTATTAAAAGTTTTGCTTATCCATTCGCCTAAAGCCTTTGCACCTTCTTTAACCATATCCCAATTCTTTACAAGTAAATATCCTGCCCCTATTACTGCACCAATTATTGCAATAGGTAAGCCAAAAGTAGATACTAAACTAACTATCGCAGGAATTAAAGTACCTGTAATAAATGTGGCTATTGTAGTAAATACACCACTTAAAGTGCCTAAAATACCACTTAAAGCACCTGCTATATTAATAGTTCCACCAAATATTTGAGATAATCCATTAAAGGCTATTACACTATTAGCAACTAAGTTAATTAATGGAGTTAATACTGCCATTATACCTATAAAAGAAGCACATAATACATCAAGCATTGGAACACAACTAACTACCTCTGCAATATGCCCTGCAAATGCTATAATAGGCTCTAATATATCTAAAAATACCTTTCCTATTTCTGCTAAAGGCTCTTTTATACGTTCTATCATTCCTGTAAGCTTTGCCCCAAAAGTTTCCTCATAACTTTCTCTAACTTTGTCGGCAGTACCTTTACTTTCTATCATATTTTCATTAATCATAGAAAGGGCTTCTATTCCTGCTATACCTAAGTCCTCAAATTGTGTTCCCCATATAGCAGTAGCAACTTCATTTCTTTTAATAGGGTCTTCGATTTCCATAACCTTTTTAGCTAATTGTATTATTTGCTTTCTTGAAGTTTCCCCTGTATTACCTATATTCTTTTGAACTTTTTCTGCATTTAATCCTAAACTTTCTATTGCACCTATACTAGCTTTATCCATAGCCAAAAGTCTTAATTTACTTTCCTTTAGTGCATCTGCCAATTTATCAGTATTAAAAGCCCCACTTTCCATACCATTAGCAATAAGCTTTAAAGTGTCATCGGCAGTCAGTCCTAAATCTGAAAATTGAACACTATATTCCCAAAGGGTATCAAGCCAATCATCACTAGCATTAAGCCCTATTTGAAAACCTTTAGCTATTACATCAGTAGCTTCCTGTCCTGTAATACCAAAATTTCTCATCATAGAAGATACTGCTTTTATACTATCTTGGACATCTGCTTCAAAATAGTTTTCAAATACTTGTAATTCTGCAACAAGGTCGTCAACTTGTCTAGGATTTAGCATATCTCCCATAGCCTGTTCAACTTTAGTTATGCTATCTAAAGTATCACTAAAATTAAAGCCATTTTGAGCAAGGTCTTGAACTCTTTCTTTAGTTTCTTCTGCTTCTTTACTCGTTAAACCTAAAGAAGCCTGTATTTTACCCATAGCATTATCAGTTTCAATGGCACTAGCTATTGCACTTGCACCAATACCTGTAAAGCCTAAGGAAATACCACTAAAGCTTTCGCCCATATCCTTTAGGTTTTCTCCAAAGTCTTTTATTTCACTTTCTGCTTCTTTAAATTCTTTTACAAGCTTGTTAATTTCTTTGATAGCTTTGTTAGTGTTTAAGTCATTTATTTCACTTTGTAGGTCTTTAAATTCTTTACCTAGCCTATTTACATCACTTACTGTATTATTAGCTTCTGTTTGTAGCTTATTTAGTGTGCTAGTAGTATTTTTTATCTCACTAGATACCCTGTTTTGAGTGTCTTTAAGTTCAATTAATTCTTTTTTAAGCTTATTAACCTCTTTAGAATTACTGCCAAAAGTCTTTTCAGAACTAGCTAAATCTTTTTCTAAAGCTTTTATTTTTTGCCCTAATAAATCATACTCTGATTTACTGTCTTTTAAAGTTTGTTCTAGGGCTTCTATTTCATTACTATAAGCTTTAAATTTTGACTTACTACCTTCTAACTCTGTGCCAACTTTTTTTAGTTGCACCTGCAACTTATCAAATTCACTAGCAGTATCGTCTAAAGCACTTTCTAGCTTATTAAATTCACTCATAGCTAGTTTAGTTGATTTATCTATTGAACTTAATTTATCTGATAAAGTTTCGGCTTCTTCTCCTGTGTCTTTTAAACTATCTTCTAAAGCTTTAAATTGGTCTTTAGAGCCTTTTAAATCTTTATTAAGTCTATTTATATTACTTTGTGTATTTTTTATATCATTAGATATTTTATTATACTTATCAGAAGTTTTCTGCACTAACTCTGCTTGTTTTTTCCATTCATCAGAGCCTTTGCCTAAAGTTTGTTCTATTTCATCAAGCTTCTTCTTTTGGCTATCATAGTCTTTTTCAACTTGGTTTAATTTTTTACCTTGTACCTCTAGCTTTTGGTTATAAAGGTCTAATTGCTTTGTTGTTGCTTGTATTTTAGTATCTAAACCTTTAAAACTATTCTCAAAACCTTCTAGCCCTTTACTAGCTTCTTTAAATTGCCTTTCACTTTGTTTAATTTGCTTATTTACACTTGTAATAGCTTTATCAAATTTATCTGTTGCAAGTGCCAAACTGACCGACAAAGAAGCTATTTCTTCACTTTTAGCCATATAACCACCACCTTTCTGTGATTATTATAAATATTCTATTGTATCTTCATTATCATTATTGCTTTTATTAAGTTCTAAATGAATATCTAATTGCTTAAATAATTGCTTAGGTGTTAATTCCCAAAAATCATCAGAACGTTTTAAAATTGTATAATGACAATATTGAAGATAGTCTAAATCCCACTCATTATTATTTGATTTATGCCTTATTTGTGAGTTGCTTCCTCTTGTGGCTTTCCCTCGTTTGTAGTTATAGAATTTTGAACTAATTCTGCAACAAAGTTAAGAGCATTTACTAACTCGTCTAGGTCTAATTTATCTTCTATATGGTGTCTTTTAAGTTGTGTATGACATCTTAATATTGACTGCACTATTATTTCGGTAATTACCATAAAGTCTTGTTCCTGTATTCTTTCAAACATCTCTTGGAAGCCTATTTTTACATCTCTTTTTCTTAATTCCCCTTGAATATTTGCCATAGTCCTAAAGTCTAACTTTGCATTATATTCTTGCCCCTTTAATTTTATTTGTATCATTTTTTGCCCTCCTATAAGAAAAAGGACTAGATAAAATAAATATCTAGCCCCTTAAATTTTAAAATATTAATTTATATTTGTACTTGTGTAAACCAAGTTTCTTCTATTCCTTCTACTGCTTCTTCGCTATCAGTATCAACAAATCTGAATATCTCTCCTGTTGATAATTCCCTTACAGAGAATTGAAGTTCTACTGTACCGTCTTCTATTGTACCTTCTTTAGTTTTAGAAGATATTGAAGGTGGTGCGAATTTTACTGCATATAAAACATATAATCTTTTACCTACTACACCTAATTTATCATTTTCAAATAATAAAGCTAACTCTGGTGCTACATCAGTAGTCTTAACTACTGCACCACCTTCTTTTAAAGTTGAGCCAAAGAATAATTCATATTCACTAGCTTCAAGTCCTGTAAGTGTTAAAGTACCACTTCCACCTGCGAAAGCAAAGTCCATATAGTCTATCATATCATCTGCATACATTTTTACTTCTTCATAAGACAATTCTGCATTTATTTCCTTTGCCCCAAGCACTTGAACAGGTGTTGCATATCCTTCGCCTGTTATTTTAGCTACGTGGATATTTTTTAAGCCTTGTATTCTTTTTACTTTAGCCATTTTAAATTTCCTCCTTATAGTTTATATAAATAAAGTCCATATTTTTACCATAGTACCCACTATCTTTTACATCTTTAGCACCGTCAAATATGAAGCCATTATTTTTTAATAATTCTTTAATTTCATTGTATTTATTTAAATTCTTTAAGCTTTTAAACCAATAATTTACTTGTATGTAATATGTATCTGATAGGGAGTTATCGTCTGAAAAATCAGTATCTAGTTCATTATATATATCAAATATAATATATTCGCTAGAATTTCCCTCATACTCCATAAAAGCTATATCAATTCCTAAAGCTTCAAGAATTTTTACTAATTTATTGTGCATTTAATACACCTACTTTAAAATTTCATTTACTACTACTTTTCCTATTTCATCAGAAGCTTTTTTGATAGACTTTTGCCAACTTTTTTTAATCCATTTTTTACCTGTCATTCTCCTAGAGCCATATTCTTGGTAATATCCATAAGTTGCAATTCTGTCTTTATTATTAAGTATACCTACATCAATTTTTCTATTAATGTTTGACCCCTTAAATTTTGTATCAAGCCTAGACTTTAAAAGCCCTGTGTCAACAGGTACATTCTTATTCATTTCTTCTAGTACAATATCTCCACCTTTTTGTAGTGCTTTATCTGTTAATTCATTAGATACTTTTCTACTAAGGTTATTTAGTTTCTGCTCTAAATCTCCAAAGCTAAATTCTAAAGCCATTACAGT